CCGGCCTTTAAACCCCACCGGTTCACACCCGGTGAGGGGCCATAGTGAGAAGGGATTCAGCATGGGGCACCTCGACTTCAACAGCAACTACCGAATCATCGCCAGAAGGGAGACAGCAATACCCTTTAGGGCATTGCGTACTCCAGACAGCGATGAGTGGCTTGCTGCTTGTCAAGGTGCCTTTGACGACGAAATGAAGCAGGCTGAAGCCTGTCTCATCCCTGGCGTCATTGCTGTCATTCGAAACGAGGACGCCTGGGCGAAGAGGGGTTTAACACCCTCAGACCGTGTGGCGTTCCTACACCTCGACTGACGAGAATCATGAAACCTTCTCACTGCAACCGTTCTTAGAACGGTTGCCTCCACCCTAGTTTAATGTCGACGACTAGGGGACGTCCGGACTTCTCCAAATGCTTGTCGTCCATTCCTGGAGCGATCAAGCACTTCAGAAGGCTCCCGGCTTCACTAGCAATTGAAGTCGGGATACGAGGAGATACAAAGAACCCTCTGGCTAAGGGGCTCTGGTACTCCTTATGCAGCTTTTGGGATTCAAAACCCAAGAAGCTGTGCCTTCCGAGAAGTGGAGAGCTTGGTAAAACGCGTGGGAAATGGGGAAGAAATTTCTCCACACGCAAATCAAGCCACCTCGCTGTTTTCCAATAACCACGATCATACATGTGATTACGGAGGGCAACGAGGCTTACCACTTCAGAGGAGTCTTGTCGTGACTCAGGGAAAGCAGAACGAACTCTTACAGGGGTAACATCTTCCCCTGCATAGAAATCGCCACCGCATGATTCCCTGAACTGCCCAGTCCAAAAGGACTTGGCAGCGTTGACCTTCCAACCCATATGGGAGAAGGTCTCGGTCACGAACGGGACACTGTCTACGGGGACAATGATGTCGTCCCCGTAAACACGCACTGATCCGCGGTACCGACGAACGTCGGCCTTGGATAGGTGCCGGCCCGAACCCTGTGCAATGAGCTGACGCTCAATCCCCATAAAGACACATGTGAGAAAACACATGGCCTCAACAGGGAAACACAGGGCTGATCCCATCGCAGCAAACTTCCGAATGGGCATAACCCGTCCGGAAGGGAGCTTCGCCCAAGTAGAGCGCGTCGCCTCGAATGCATCCTTTACCCAAGGATGATATTCGACGAGAGCGAGTGCTTGGGACACTGAGACACGGTCACTAGCTTCACTCATGTCGAGTGTTGCAAGTTTTCCGGATGAAGAACCGGAGCGAGCCATGTCCTGGTTGAGGGTTTGGTCAGTGAAACCAACCATCCCGCCGATAAGGCGGTCCTCTTCCAGAAGGAGTGCCAAAGGTTTGGCAATAGCCTGCTGCATATATTGCAATGCAGTAGGCTCAGCCGCAATAATACGCGGCGCCTTCAGTGTTTTGGGAACGAGGATTACCCGTGAGGGTAACTCTTCATCCTCGGAAGCAAAAGTAACATCCTCAGGGGGTAAACCCCTATTGAGGGAAGCGCGTCCAAATTCCGTATAAGGAAAGACGCGCTCCAGGCGTTCGGGCCAATAGCTAAGATCGTACTTGGCGTTACCGCCAAGACGATCAGCAGTTGATCCGGGCCCATGTTTCGGCACGATGTTCCCGTTGGCGAGCTTTTGGCTCAACGACGACAACACATCACCATAGAGAAGAGATGCGATACGACGGAAGTCCGCAAGGAACTCCCAATCGTGGGTATCATCCCATTCTCCAGTTGCTTCATCAGCAATGACAAAATCCTCAAGCGTCTTGACGTTGCGAGCATTGCTGCATGGCAACTCCACCTTTCCGCAAAAAGCGGAAAGCTGCCGGATGGCAGAGATCGACTCGATTTGTCTGTCATTGATCGGTAAAACAGCACCATGTTCATCGAACACTTGTGCAAGGAAACCTCCGAACAAACGGGGGAACCCGCTGCTGTCCTTCCGGAAGGAAGGCCAACAGTCGTGCACAATATGCCCTGCCGAAAGACAAGTTTCCAGGTCTTTGGCAAAAGTGGGCAGGGTTATCGTAAGAAAAGATAACCCTTCGTGTTCGAAACGCTTCGAGACGGTTTTAATGTCTCGAAGAGTGCTAGTGTGACACTGCTCGCCCAATTCAAGAGCGAGCACACGCCAGAGTTGTAACAGGCTTTTCATACTGCCCCTTTCGGGGGTCGGTAATCCTGCCTGCAAAAACCCTAGACTCTAGTTCTCTCCACCAAGAAGCTTGGTGGTAGCAGCAGCAGTAGACGTTGTCAGAAGGCTCGTAAGAGCCAGGACATTCGTCTGCTGCTCCGCGACCGAGAAGCCGGACGTCGGAACGTCGACAACCAGGTACGCCGACATCGAAGCTCGCACGTTGACACCCGCAAGAAGCGGATCAGCGGCGATCTTATTGATGTCGAGCCGGATGAGATGGCGGGTACGCTTCCCGTAAGTATGGGAAACGGCCAGCTTGAGCAAACCGTCGTTAGACTGGAATGCTCCAGAGTTGTTGCCCGAAGAAACACGGGGCAGAGCACTACCATTTACGGTAGTAGGGTCGGCGAAAGCCATTGCAGGAACTCCTTAGTGAGGGATGCTGAATGCATCATGGATGAAAAATCCGTGAGTTGCCAGCTGTAAGCAACTGGGCACACGAACCAGTACTGTTACGTATGAGTCAAACCCAACGAAACAGCGATGGCTATCTGACGAGCAGTCAATGCACCGTCAGTGAAGCCTAGGAACGGCTGAGATGGGATGCGTCTCTTAGTTTCGGAGATCCTCCGTACGCTAGGAAGCGATCGCCAAGCATATGCGTCTGAGTTAACGGCCTTTGTAGGCCCCCAGTACGCCTCATACTTGGTATGTTCCATCTCATATCCGTACACTAGCACCAGACCGTCCTTGGACAAATTGCTGATAGCCTGAAGATAGCTACCAGTGTCCGTAAACCAGTCTGCTGCCCACGACCACGGAGCAAGATTCCAGAGAGTATCTGGAGTCATCCGAATGCCGAGAAGCTTAGAAGCTTCAGCAGCATAGTAGTTAAAGCGCGAAGACGAACCTTTAGAGGGTGGTACGGCGTAAGTAAAAGCGCCGTTAAACCAACCCTCGCGGTTCGTTCTGGACCAGCCAGGCCCAGTCGCACTACTACTGGTCGACCCGCCCACGTCCGCGGCAAGGAGTCCGGAGAAAACCCCGGATACCGTGCTTGGCGAAGCGGGAAACGAATACCCAACGCGCGTGAGTTTTCCAGATCCCTTCTTAAACTCGGAAAGGATCTTATGGGACTCATGCACGGTTTTGGCAAGTTTCCTCACATCAGAAATGAGAGGAAGCCATCCGAACTCGTAGTTGAGATACTCACTACCAGCCCCCCGAGCAAGATTTGCTCGGTGACGCCATGTCTCCACTCCTAGGACTGAAGGCACACCGTCTTGCATGAACTCACCGACAGCTGTCGGTGCAGAAAAAGCAGGGTTGTTCGGAGCGGTATTCGCGATAGCCTGAGTTCCCTTGACTTTAAGTTGCGAGTCAGTGGAAGTTGTGGGCTTGGACGTGATAAGAGCTGCTGGTAAGTTACACCAGCTCGTACCACGGGTACCATTTCCTGTGTCAAAAAGACCAGGAGTATTATAGGTACCACTTCTCTGAAGAAGAAAAGGTCCACCACAGTCAGAGCTACCAAGGCTGGCGAGATTGTGTCCGATAGAACTAACGGACTCACTCCCACCACCCACAGTGAAAGTTCGACTTCCACTCTTGTCTGTATAAAAACAGGCAAGGCCAGGAATACTCCTGGTGCGGGTAACAGACATGTTAGCCTCTTCATCGGGTTTGGGACTCAGCGTGAAAAGATCACACTAGCAGGGTGGCGTCCTTAAGGGGCGCC